GATAAATGCCTTTGACTGTATATTACCAGAACTGTTCATGGTTAAGTCTAAATGTAAATCACTATATACAACATTATCAAAAGTTTCTTCCGATACTTTTGTTGTTGGTGAATTATTTTGTTTAGGTCTAATTAAATTATCTAGTCGAACTGTAGCCATGTTAGGATAAATATATTTATAAATATTTTAATAATAATATGACAAAATATAATTCCTTTAACTTAATATACGAAAAAGCCTTTGCTAAATATGCAAATGGCGGTGCTTTTAGAGAAAATACTCCAATAAAAATAAAAGATAGTTATTTTTCTTCTCCTTACTTTAAACAAAGATATTCAGGAGATAAAGTGTTTTCCGATTGGTTAACAAATTTAGTTAAATTAGGAATTTTCTTTTTTATACACAAGATCCATGCAGATGGAACTATGATGGACAGACAAGATGCAAATGATTATGCTGGTGCTAATAATCTTTATTTAACAATTAAAACAGATCCTAGAAATCCGTCATATCCAACAGAATTTAGCGAATTCCAGGTTCCAGCTGATTTTAAGTTTTTAGAAGTTTTAGACTTTGGTCCTAATCTTCCACCAGTACAAGGTGTTCCAAACAAATACGAACAACCAATGACTGATTATACACCACAAGAAGCACCTAGTTTTATAAAAATAGGAAATTCTCCTAAAGATAATTGTCTAACAAAGAAGAATATTAATATTAAAATTAAAAAGTAATTTTATCTATTAATAGTATTTTCTAAAGAATTTATACAACAATAAAAATTAATTTCATGATCTAATACGAAATTATCTTTATACATATATTCTCCTATATCTATAAGAATTAACTTTTTAATGTTTTCTTTTATACTAGATTCATAAAAAATTTCAAATAAAGACTTTAACAAAGATTGGTAATTATTATTAAACAAACTTTCGCTTTCTATAACATATTTTCTGATAGAAAGCGAAGACTCTTTACTAATAAGTTTATTGTACAGAGAATCAGAGAAATTAGATACAACATCGGATTCTAATATATTTAATTTACCAGAAACGGAAAATAGCTGAAGATCATTTATAATTCTTCTTATGTCTGGAAATCTTCTATGTATAAAAGAATTTATTTTCTTTTTTTCATCATCTACTATTTCTATTTTTTCTTTTACTAAAATAGAAATGCTCCTTTTTATAACTTCTTCTATTGTAGTTTTTAATTCAAAGGAAACACACCTAGATTTAAGTGGTTCTATTATCTTAGAAATATAGTTTCCTGTAAGAATAAATCTTGTTGTGTTATGATATTCCTCCATAACATTTCTAAGAACTCTCTGGCTTTCTGGTGAAAGACCATCAGCCTCATCTAAAACAACTACCTTCTTAAGTCCATCTATAGATCTAACCTGTGCAAAGGAAATTACTTTGTTTCTAATAGTATCTACACCACACTCATCACTTGCATTTATATATATGTATTGACATTTTAATATATCGTTTATCAAAACTTTTGATAATGTAGTTTTTCCTGTTCCTGGATTTCCATAAAATAAAAGATTAGGTATATCGTCTGTAATTGAATTAAAGTAATTTCTCTCATCGGTGGTTAACAAAACATCAGATAAAGAAGTCGGTCTGTATTTTTCCACCCACAGGTCATTGTAATGAGATACTTTCATATTCAACTAATATATTCTTTTTTTGTTGGTTTGTCTATAAAAAAAAGAAAAAGTATTAAAGAAAAATATAGAAGACAGAGTAAGTATATATAATTCAATGGCTATGGACAATTCTAGTGAAATAGACTCAATTATAGATCAGCTTAAAAACGATTCGGTAGACAATTCAAATACAAAACCTACACCTAAACCACAACAATCGTTTAGTTTAAATGATGATAATGTAAATGATTATGTTTATAACAAAACAGCAGAGGTTATAGAATCAGGTCTTGATGCTATTAACAATTTAAAGGATGCTGTTTTAACAGGTCAAGACCCGAAAGAGATATCAGCCCTTGCACAGCTTATAGGAGCCACTACAAAGGCTATTGATGGCCTTAATAAGATCAATCTACAGATTAAGCAACACAAGAACAATATTGAGGTTGCTAAATTGGAAGCAGATGGCTTAAAGAAGCAACCAACACAAACCACAAATGTTATTGCCATAGCATCTAGAGAAGATGTTATGAAAAGATTATTCGACAAAGATTCTCCAAGAGAGAAAATTCAATTAATAGAAGATACTATAATAGATTCTTAGAATTTAGATTTTTTTCTAAATTTTTCTTCTGTGTTTGGATTACTTCTAAGTAAAGAAGCATATGCTCTTTTTGCATCATCATGACCTAAAATTTCTTTTATTTCAGAAACGGTTTTATTTCTTAGTTCTATAGGTTCATATTTTAATTCTTTAAAATCTCCATCTTCTGTAGGAATAGCAGGAGGTGGAAGTATTTTACCAAAACTCCTATTTCCTCTCCAAAAAGATCTAGCAATAGGAACATTATCTTCTTTTTCTTGTAATGAAGAAAACTCAGAAGGGGGTATAATAAGAAATGTTTTATGTGGGTTTCCTGAAGCATCGAAATAAAATATATCAGGCTTATCAGAGGTTTCTTCCTTTTCACCATGCTTTGCTGATGTATCTCTTTTATTAAGTGGTTTAAATTGTGCTTGAGATCTTGCTGTGTTTTCTTTTTCTTGTTCTGAACCTTTTAATGAAACTATTTTTAATTGTTCTAATATAGAAGCATATAATTTATGCCATTTATCAGAATTCATAAAAAATTTTACAAATTGCTCTTGATCAATTTCTCCTTTATTTTTAGAATCATTTAATTCACTCAAAATATGGGCCTTAAATTGTTGTATATTTTTTCTAGATTTAATTAACTCAGGGTCATCATTTTTCATCAAGTTAGGATCATGAAATTTAGAAGTTGTAAAGAGTAATAAATAGTTATAAGATTCTGGTTTTGTTAGATTTACTTGAGAATGCAAATCTTCTTCAGAAAGTCCTTTTATGCTATTAAACATATCCAATGCCTTATCAAAAACATCAATATTTTGGTCAAGATTTTTTTTCAATGAAACAAAATCAGATGGTTTTAATATTGATACAGTTTTTGATATAGATTCTGAATCTTGTATTTCTTGTCTACGATATCCTTGTGGTTTTTTTTCTCCTTTTAAATTGTCTAACTGGGATGGTACTTTTGGTAATCTACTGGTGGCTTCTGTTAAGATATTTTTATAAAACTCATTGAATAAATTCATATCATATATTTACCCATAACTTTACCAAAATAAATTATGTTTTTCTGCTAAATCAACAAATCCTTCACTTATTAGATACTCTTTAACTTTTTCAAATAAACTTTCGGATATTTTTTTGTTTTTTAATTTTAATTTAATAGTATATTCAGAAGGCATAGAATGATTAATAATAACATTGAAATCCAATCCATTCCATTTCATGTCCATAACGAATGGACCTTTTGGGTTTTTTAATTTAGAAAAAAGTCTTTTTTTATCCATACTAAAATGTAATATGTTTTTAACTTAATGTCAATAAATAAAAAAACCCACAGAATTTCTTCTGTGGGTTTTTTTGTGAGGCTTTCGATCTCTTAGAGATAGAGGCGACCAGCTGTTTGAGCAACGTTTTCGGAACCAAGGCCCTTAACGATAACACAGTGGTAGTATAAACTTGCGCCAAATATGTGATCAACAACGCCATAACGAGTCATAAGACCAACTCTTGGAGAGAAGTCATTAGGACCAATTGTGCGTTGAATCATCACAGGGATGTATGGGCAGTAAACAATACCAGTATCATAGTATTCAGAACCTTTGTAACCTAAAAGTGCATATTCAATAGCATCTCCTGCGCTTCTTGTTCCAGCTAATAGTTGAGCTTCTGTACGAGTATCTCTGTAGATAGCGAAACGACCACCGAGATTACCAACCTTGGCGATGCCTGTAGGTTGAGTATTCACGTTGCCGTTCACTGGCATCCATTGAAACTCTGGTAACATCTCAAGAATAGTGCAGACACGAGGTGTTGCAACAATGAAGTTGGCAGAACCACGGCGGTTGCGAATTGCGATGCGGTTAGCCTCGACAATAATCTTGCTGTAGAAGTCACGATTGCGTTCACCGAGCCAACGGGCATCGGCGGAAGCAGCGTACCAGAAACTATATCCATTACCTTTACCTGCATTGAGTGAAATTTGAACCATTCTCATGATCATTTCACGGTCGATTTCGGCCTGAATTTCATACGACATAGCGTTTGTTAATTCAGAATCAACATCAAGACCGTTCATGTTCTTCATGTCTTGCTCAAGTTCAACAGACCAACGTGCAGCTAAACGACGAGTTTTAGCTTCAACGGCAGTTTTTGCGAACTCAAGTGTTACTTGAGGAATGTTTCCAGTTAACTCAAACTGACTTAAGAGTGCAGCAACACCTTGATCTTCAGCGATGACTTTGAAATCAGCGTGTCCGGACAAGAATGCAGCACTAGTGCCAGTAAAGCGGGTATCAAGAGTTTGATAACCTAGTTCACCACCGTCATTTTGGCGAGGAACGCCATCTTTTCCAGCGGTTTGTGGTCCAAGTGTTCCGTATCCGTCAACACCTGTTCCACCTAAACTTGAGGTTTCATACTTATAACGCATTGCGAATGCCAAACCAACTGGACCAGCCATTGGCTGAACACCAACGATTTCGTTAGTGATAAGCTCAGGGAATGTACGACGAACCATAGGGATTAATACCTTTGGAAGTCTTGCATCACCAGAAGCATAACTATCACTGTTAGATAGACCGTTTTGACCAGGAGCAGAACCACCGTAAACACCAGCGATACCGCTAGAATTACCGGATTCTTCTATGCACCAACGTTCTTGGTTTTCCATGAGGATAGCAGTAGATAAACGAGTGTGGTCGTCTTCCAATGCTTTTACTCGATCTGAACTATAGTTCAAAACGGGTGCCCATTTTTCCAATAACATGTCAGCACGACCTTTGTCGATGAAGCCTGTTGAGGGTTTGATTGTATTCATATGTTTTATATTTACCTTTCTTTTTTGGATTTTGTTTTTCTAGAAAAGAACCATTCTCTTCTACAACTTAAAATTTTTTATGATCTTCTTAATTCTGTTAAGTAATCACTTACTGGGTTAAATTCGTTATTGTTTGATTTATCTGTTGATTCTGAAATTACAACAGGAACCTTTGCATCTTTTGAAAATGATTTTGTTTTTGCTTGTTCGGCTAAAATGGTTCTTTCAGAAGAATCGTCCTTTTCAAACATTTCAATTACATAATTGAAATTCTCTTCAATATATGAAGGGGATTTATCGCATAAAATCTTTTTTAAATATTCTTTTTTAGAAGAAGCCAACCCTGCTGTCTTTTGTTCTAACAAAAGAGCAGAATTTAAATTTTCTAATCGCAATGAAATCTTAGCATTTTCATTATAAGATTCATTTAACTTTTCTTGGAGATCATTTATCTGATTACTTCCTTTTTTCAAAACAGTTTTAACATTTTCATTTAATGTATCTGGATCGATTGATAAGATATCTTTAATTTTTTGTAATTGAACCTTAGCATGAGTATTAGCAACTGCTTCTTCCAATTGCTGAGTTGGTAAATTTTTATCTAAATAAAGATCTAGATAATTGCTCATTTCGGAAATGATTTTATCACTGAATGATTGAGCCTTTTCGTTCAAGGCTGTTGTATAAAATTCAGAAATCTCTTCTAATTTAGAAGTGTGGTTTTCATTGATGGTATCTACAACTTCTTTTAATTTATTGCAATGATCTAAATCAATAGCTTCGATTAGATTTTCTAATTTAGAAGCATGGTCTTGGTCTTGTTTCAACAAAACACTTTCTAGTTCTAATGAAACCTTGGTTTGAACCTTTTCATTTACTGCTGTGTCAAATGCTTCTGCTATTGCATTTGCTGTTTCTTCGTTTAATACACTTTGATCTAGTGTTTTTAAAATCATTGAGATGTCCATAGTATATGTTTTTACTTACCTTTCTTTGTTACATTTTTACTGTTTT